CGGTGTCAATTTTAGTCCTCACCCCTTATAATCGCGAGCGCTTCATCCCGTGTCACACCAATGGAGGTTGTCAGTATCCGCACAGCCTGTCCCTCCGTGATGTCACCGCTTTTTAGGCCTTTGATCACTGTAATCAGACTGGAGGTCTGCGAACCGTTCAACATTTTTCCGGCAGCTTCCTCCGCAGCTTCTATTGCCTCCGCTTCGTCTGCGACATCCTCGGGTACATCCTTATCTACCGCCGCAAACCGGCCCAATTCCTCCGCCGACCGGCGTTTTAAGATATCCTCTGTCATATCCGCATCGCCTAGCAGCGTAAGTCCTTTCGTTGTGATATAGGTATCATCCACATACTCGGCAAACATCAGGAGTGTTTGCATTTCCTCCTGGGCATTTACGATCTTATTACGCACATATCCCGGCGCGTCGTCTATCCCGGCAAGCTCCAAAATACTGTTGATGAATTCTGTAACCTGCCGTTCAAACCGGTCTGTTTTCAAATCAAGAGGAACATAACTGGCTTTAATAGCCGTTGCTGTCTGATTCCCTGCCGAAACTGCCGACGAGTCAAATGCCTGAAAGTCCTGGTATAATGCCCGTTCTAACATATCAATGGCAGAAGACGTACCGGCAAACGGTGCTTCTATGGTATGCGGTGTGATTTGAGCGCTTCCATCCCCATTATCGTCTGTATGAGCAACATGGGTCAGTCTCAAGCGCTCAAGAAATTTTACATCATCCAGGTCATCCATCCCGCTACAGTTGGACAGCACCCAATAAATCAAATTGCCCTCATCAACGTTATTGATCATATTCGACCGTGCAAGATCCAGCGCGTCAACTGTATTGCGCCGTCCACAGATTTCAGACCGGCATTCCCGGTTATTTTTCAGCGGTACAATCGGAAACGATGGATAGTTCTGCCCATCATAAATCTCGATGCCATCAACTTCTGAATGAATCACTTTTCGTCTATAGTTCCGTTTTTGGTTCAAGATTTCCATATCCGCATTTCTGCGCTGTATATAATCTGTGTAACCGTCTGGTTCGTAAAGTGTTGCCCGCAAGGGCTTTGCAGCATCTACCTGCCAAAACCGGATCGCCGACATCAGCGCCCCGTTTTCTTCATCGTACAACGGCACAAAACTGGTAATTGAAAACACATCAATATGATCGTGGTTCCAGAAACCAAAGGACACACCGCCGATCAGTGCATATTCTCCGGCTAACTGAATCTGATGGTCAAATGAGTACCTTTTGGTCCCGAGCTTTGATTTCGTATGCGCATCTTGGAATGTTACGCCGTTCCCAAGCAAATAACTGTTTTCCTGATCAACCGCCATTTGGAAAAACCGGCTCTTGATTTTATGATTCGCCGTGTACATATCCCGATGCGCCCGGCCCTGCATATCATAAATAATTTTCTCATAGCGGCTGATCGTCGGATTTTCTCCCGCATAATATGACATCGCATCTATTGCTGTTTTATATAATTCACTGCTTTTATGCTGCCGGATTGCTGTCCGTATAAAATCCATCCGGCTTTGTTCATCGGTTCCGCATTCCTGCAAATCCTGATAGGTTTTCAATCCGATTGTTCACCTCGCTTTATCTCATGGTTATAGGCTGGTAATTCTGGTCGGTTGCCCGAATCAATTTTACATGCCACGGCTCAATCGTATATTCAAATGCATCCAGACTGTCAATATCGCTTGTGCCATCGTCTAAACGCCGGTCTTCAAAACTTTTCGGATCATAACACGCCGTTTGAAACGCATCAATCATATGTTCACATGTTCGAAAAATGAATAACCGCTTCTGTGCCATAAGCATTGAAGTTAGTTTAATCCGATCGTTTACCGGCAGCTTTTTCGCATTCATAACAACAGTTTTGAGGCCCTGCCTTTTTACAGCATTGGAAAGCCCGCGGATCAATACCGATTCTGCATTGTCTGCACGTGTCTGCGAAGTGCCGTAAACCGTTTGTACGCGCATCACAAATTCACAAAAATGCTTGGCGAGCTTATCTGGGTCAAGCTCCGTGCTGTTTATATGCATTTCATCCAGAACGATTACACACCAATCATAGGTGATTCCAACCGCCTTGAAGGAAGTGCAGGACTTTGTGCCACCGAAATCAACACCTAGCATAATCTTATAAATACGCTTTCGATGGTCTTTACACCATTCCAATGGATCATCAATCAGGAATTCATCGGTGTGGTCTGCGAAATACTGATAGACCAAGCCGTCCGCCGGGCAGCGCTGGCCCAGGATGTCACGCTTATACCAGACACTGTTTTTGTCATAAGTTTTAAGGATCTTCCGCAGCTGGGCGTCCGAAATACTCATATTGTCCGAGATATCAAAATGCCCGTAATTGTAGCCGTAGTCTGGATCGGCCAGCTGCTGCTGTTCATGGAACCCGATCACGTCCTCGTAATACCAATGCCCTGGCGCTTTCGGGTTCAGGTCGTGGAATACCTTTCGGTCTGGGCTGGATATCGTCCGGTCAAAAACTTCTTTGATAAAATTCGGATGGCATTCGTTTGCTTCCGTTATGTAAGCTGTCCCGTAGGTGTTGCCTTTGATTAGGCGTTCGTCCCGGTCTTTCCCACCGCCGGATACCAGGATGATCTTTTCACCCGTCGGCGTGTTAACGTATAAGCAGTCACGGTTTTTATACTGCCCTTCCCGGCAGCGCCCCTCAAAGTAATTCGACACCCCGTAACCGTCGCAGTCCAGGATATTCAAACGCGCTGTTGTAGTCGATACCCCAGCAACTAAATGCAGCTTGCTCGGATGCTTTTCTAAAATAGCGCAGTAAGCCATTGTAATCAGGACGTTCTTCCCACCACGCTTGCCGCCCTCCGCAACGTTGAACCAATTATCAAAGCAGCGCCAGAAGAAAGCACTTTGGTTTTCTGAAAACGGAGCTGGATAATTCATTCCTCAAAATCCTTTATGTCCCTGTCAGGCTGCGGCTTCTTAACAATATCCGCCAGCGCTTTGATCCCTTCAATAACGGCATCCTTGTTTTTGTCGTCCTTCCGATCCCATGCGCCGACGTGCTTACCGAGCAGCTCGATCGCCTTGATTTTATTTCCATACTTCAAATCACTTTCCGGCATATCAGAGGCTTCTTTTTCCGTAATTTCAAACAGTTTGCTAATCACATAGTCTTGATTGACCTCTACGCGCTTTTCGCGCTTTTGCATTGATTTGTGTATAGCAGCCTGAATATCAGGTTTTGACAAGTTTTCGGATGCCGTTCTATTTGCTGTTTTTGGGCTATATCCTGCCCTTATCGCAGCCTGTGTGGCATTCAAGTCCACAAGGTACTCCTGCACGAATATTTTCTGCTTTGCGGTTAATGCCACATCACACCACCTCTCAATCTAAGAATAATTAACACGTATTTATCTGCGGTTGTATTCGTCCGTAAGCGCGTCAGAAAGTGGGCAGTCTTCCCAGCGGTTACAGCAAAAATCAACCCAATAGCGTTTTCTGCACGTTATAGAAGGAAATGACATATTTAATTCCCCATTTACTGGGGTTTCCCCGTTTAAATAGCATCTCAAATATCGTCCTTTTGCTGTCCCAAAGAACGGACAACAAGCCGCACGCGCCATAAAATCACCATCCCTATTTTCAGCGGATATTTTTGGTGCCGAGATCAGGGCTTGGACCCGCTGTGCGCCAATCTTTTTATCGATATTCACATCTCGGCGTATTTGGCAGGAACTGGAGACGCGGCGGGGAAAATCCCCGCCATGCGATTCCTCTCACTTTTATGCTACAGTCTTTCTATCCATAACTGCATCGATCCCACGGGATTTCAAAATCTCGTGGATCATCAGTCTGCCCTTCTGCGTCCAGACTGTGTTAATCTTGGTATCCGGTGTTCCGTCTTTGTGCGTTATCTGGACTGTCTTTGAGCTTGTATATCCTTTGCCCATATGTTCCTTGTAAAGAATCCATTGCCCGTTGACCTTCCTCTGAATCCCCGCTTCACAGAGAATCTTATTTAATGCCCGCGCACTCATACCGTAGTCTGCTGCGATCTGCGTAATAACCATCGTTCCCGTACTGGACAGGATTTCATCCACATACTGGCGGATGGGCTGGAAGTCGGCAATCTGCTGCCGCTGGATTTCGTTTTCAGCTTCCAATGCAAGTCGTTTCTCTTCCGCATCTGCAAATGCCCGAAGCGCGGATGGGTAGTCTTTCGGGATGTTGTAACCACCCGTCTGGCGGATAGATGGCAAAACTTCGGAAGTGACCCAGCGGCGGAACTTCTTTGCTCCGGGGAGTTTGCTGGAAAGCACAAGAGAATACAGGCCGGATTCGTTGATGATGGGCGTTTTTTGCATCCTTCCGATGGAATCCTGAATCGGGACTTCATCTTTGTCTTCGTCATCCACATGGTCTTGAATTGCTTTTGTCGGTCTTTCGTATCCAAGTGCTGCCGCAACATCTTTTCCGACCATCCAAGGCTCACCGTTGATATCTATGGTACGAATTTCCCCGAACTCGGGATTATTAAAAATTTTCAATTCATTCATGCTACAATATATCTCCTTTTTCTCTCGGATAAGTGTTTCCCGCCTCTGCCGGACACCGCCGAAACGGCATCCGTGGGAAGTAAAATGAAAGGATAGTTATGAACACACCT